CGACATTGTGACTGAGCACGTATTTTTACCCGGTGTTTACGAGCGAAAAATTACTATACCGCCTTGGACTGTGTTGACCGGGGCAGAACACAAAGTAGCGTATCGAGTTCGGCTAGAAAAAGGCACGATTGCCGTCACAACTGACGATGGCGTAAAGACTTTAACTGGACCTTGCGAATTTGACGCGCCAGCAGGCACTCAGCGAGCGGGGCGTGTGTTTGAAGATGAGGTGGTTTGGATAGACGTTTACGACAACCCAGATGACTGCACGGATGTTACGACGCTTGACAACAGGTTGTACGTTGTGCCTGAGTGGGGGCTTGGCGACAGCCGAACAGAGGAGCAAAAAGCTATGATTGCGTACCGCTCCATGTTGCTAGATTTTGGCGTAGAAAAAGCCATTGCTACAGATGTCGCCATAAGCGCGTTTGAGCATAAACCGCTTATTGTTGAATTCGGATAAGGAGAAATATTATGGCTGGATGGATAGCCGCCGCTACTGTTGCCGCAGGATATTTAGGTTCTAAATCGGCCAGCAAAGCTGCCGATGTACAAGCGCAAGCGACTCAATCCGCTCAAGATGCTCAAGAACGGATGTTCAACAAGCAAGTTGAACTGCAAGAACCGTTTCGTCAGGCAGGTATTGGCGCGCTCAACAAGCTGATCCCGCTTAGTGACTATACCAAGTTTGGTATGGATCAGTTCCAACAAGATCCGGGTTACGCTTTTCGGTTGTCTGAAGGTATGAAAGCGTTGGACCGTACTGCGGCTTCGCGTGGTGGCTTGCTATCAGGCGCTACGCTCAAAGGAGCGCAACGCTACGGTCAAGAGATGGGGTCGCAAGAGTACATGAACGCGTTCAATCGCTACCAAACTGAACGTAACGCGCAACTTAACCCGCTTCAGTCCTTGGCCGGGGTAGGCCAAACTGCAACCGGCGCGTTAACTAACGCATACGGCGCGTACGGCGCACAGACGGGTCAGAATTTGCAAGACATTGGAAGCGCCCGCGCATCTGGTTATCTTGGTGGTCAGAATGCGCTATCTAGTGCGCTTGGTCAAGGTGGTCAAATGTATCAGTACGCACAGCGTACAAATGCTTTATCCGATATGTACGGTCGAGGTGGAAGCAACGTCGCTCCAGTTTACGCAGCTACGCCTAGCTACACTAGCAGTGTGCTTCCCGGCGGCGTTGGAAACCCATACTAAGAGTCAATCATGGCACTTCGACCTCTTGACCCGTCAATTGTCAACGCTTACCAAGCGCCTAAGTTCAATATGCCAGATCCTTTGCAGGATGCTGTTGCTATGGAACAACTTAGAAATTATAAAGCGGCGCGGCAAATCCGTGAGCAGGATTTGGCAAGTGAAAACGAGTCTAAAACATTTTTGACAAACATACAGAACACAATTACACAAGAGGGTGGGCCAGAACTGCGATTAGCAGTACCAAAAATGCTTGCTCATCCAAACGCTAAAATTAGGCAAGCTGCTGGCGCAATTCAAGAGCATCTTGATCGTCTTGATCGAATAGCTGAGTACAAAAAACTTAACCCCGAAGAACCAACCCAACCCGCAGCAGTCGCAACAACGTCGCGTGTAGCGCCATTAAGTGTTTCAATGCTTGAAACAGGGCCGGAAGGTGCTGCCCCACGCACGTTTCAAAACGCGCCGCCGGGAATGGCGGGGGTTACTGTAGGGACTGCTGAACGCGGTGGGAATTTTAGCCCTGCCGCTGCAACATCTAATGCTTTGATTCCTGATGCGTTTAGGCAACAGATACAAAACGAGTTAGCCCGAGCAGAAAACTTTGCTAGGTACTATGAAACTCAAGCGGCTAGAGACCCTAAAGAATTTGGAAAAGCCGCAGAACAAGCTCGCGGACAAGTAAATGCTTTAAGGAAAATGCAATCGATTGAGCCAAATCGATTGTTGATGTTGGGCGGCGAGTCCATGATGACGCCTCCCGCGCCAGAAGGAATGCCAGCAGATCAACGCTTGTTTAATGCGTACATAAGTATGACGCCTGATCAACAAGCGGCATTTGATAAATTTCGAATGGCTACCAAACCGACTACAACCATAAACGTCAGCGCCACAAACACACCCGCCGGGAAAAGTTTAGCCGCACCGATTGGACAGCGCGCCGAAGCATCTTTGGTAAAAGCTGAAGGTGCTACGGAAATTATGAACGCCGCGAATTCTGTACGCGAAGCTCTTAACACCGGCAACGTAATTGCTGGCCCCGGCGCTGGTATACGGACTAAATTCGCTCAAGTTCTTGAATTAGCCGGTGTTGGCGATAAAGAAAAGTTGACCGCTACCCGTACCGCTATTCAAGGTATGGCTGACCTAACTTTGCAAAGCCGCGCCGAGTTGAGAGGCCAAGGTCAAATTACAGATACAGAAACTCAACTGTTGGAACGCGCGCGGTCTGGCAAAATTGAAGATATGACTCTTGCGGAACTTCAGACTGTTGTTAACGTATCGCAGCGTTTGGCTGGCCGGTTGTGGTCTAACCATAAGACGTTGCTAGATACAATGAAAACAGATCCCGCTGCCGCTGACGTGTTTAAATACTACACCCCGACTGCGGCCATGCCGCAAGCTCTTGGGGAAGGTAAAAGTCGGTCTCAACAAGCAAAAGACGATAGCCGCACGCCGTTGAAAGACATTTTTGGTGCAAAAAAACCATGAGTGAACAATTTCGCGAGCAGATCAACACCGCGCGGCGGCGCGGATACAACGACGATGAAATCGTTGACTTCCTAAAACAAAGCGACAAGCGCGTAAGCGAAGCGTTGTCGTCTGGGTACAAGTCAAACGAAATCCTTGATTTTCTTGCGCCCAAACCTTCAATGGGTGAAGAAGCGGTACGGAAAGCGGGTATCGTAGGTCGATCTGCAAGCGAGGCAATGATTGGTCCCGCAACGGGCGCGTTGATGGGAGCGCCGTTTGGTCCAGTCGGCGCGGCGGTAGGTGGTTTAGTTGGTGGTTTGGCAATTCCCGCTGCCGATGTTTTAGTTGAAGGCTACAACCGTCTTGCAGACAGTAACCTGAGAAAACCATCTCAAGTTATTTCAAATTTCCTTCCCGGCCCCCGCCCAGAATCTTCTGGTGAACGTATGCTTGGCGCGGCCACTAACGCGCTTGCGGGTACTGTTGGATCGGTAGCAACTGGGCGCGGCGCTATGGCGATGCCCGGAATGTTTGGTGCGGCGGGTAGAGAAGCCGCGCGCGCGCCGGTTGGTCAGATTGTTACCGCGCCAGTTTCGGCAGCTACGGCACAAGGCATAACCGAGGCGACGGATAATCCGTTGGCGGGTCTACTCGCAGGAACTGCGGTTAGCGGCGCGGCGGGTCTGCGGCCTACAAAACGTGAAGCAGTTCCGTCAACTGAGCAACTAAAAGCGCAGTCTGACGCGGCGTATAACGTGTTAGATAAGTCTGGTTTTCAGTTCTTCAGGAAAGAATTTAATCAGCACATGGACACGCTACCTAGCAAACTGCGGTCTGAAGTTGGCTACGCTGAAGGCACGTCACCTAAAATTGACGCGGTGATGGCGCAACTTAAATCTGACCGGCCAAAAGATATTGTTGAGTTGCAAGCCCTTAGAAAAGTTATTGGGGGCGCAGCAAAAAGTCCAGATCCACAAGAACGTCTGATAGCAAGTAGGCTACTAGATGAGTTTGATGATTATTTGATGAACGCCCCTAATCGGGCGTTGATAGTGCGCGATCCTGCGGCGTTGGAGGCTTGGAAAACTGCCAAGTCTGACTACGCCAAGATGAAAAAAAGCGAGCTAATTATCGACATCATCGAACGCGCCGACGTTTCCCAAGGAAACAAAGAAGGAAACATGGCGTCGCAGTTGTCGGCGCTGGCTAAGAACGAAAAGAAAATGCGGTTCTTTACGCCAGATGAACAGGAAGCTATTAAAGACGCCGCTAAAGGCGGTATTACACAGAACATTCTTCGCACGTTAGGAAAGTTCACGCCACTGACACCCGCGTCAACTATCTTTACAGTTGTAAGTCCGTTCGGCGCATATACCGCTGGCGCTGGCTACGCCGCGCGTGAGTTGGCTACCATACGGCGCGAACAAGAAATTAACAGACTGGCTAACCAGATGCGTCTTGGGGCGCGGCCAAAGATTATCGAAGGCGCTGGCGCAAACGTGCCTGTATTTGCAGGACGCGCTGCGTTAAACTCTCTTTATTCTGAAAACCAAAACCAACTGGCTCCATGATGGTTACATTATCTGAAGTTGATCATAAGATTGACGCCCACGTGGACATCTGCGCGATTCGGTACGAAGGTATCGAGAAAGAGACGCGCGGAATCCACGCGCGGATCAAGCGTCTAGAGCAGATTCTGATCACGGGCGGCGGGGCCATCATTATGATGCTGCTGACGATGCTAATGAAAGTTCATTAAACGGTAATTGTCAGTTCGTAAGATGAAGTTCCTTTTCTTGGAGCCTCACATGAAAGACGACATCCTTGCCGCTATCGACGCTTCTGAGCCAGTTGACGCCCTGAACGCTCTGTTCTCGGTCGCCTTCTTGGTTGCTAAAGCATCGAACATCAACGAGTTCACGCTGTCCTCGCTCTTCTCCTCAACCGCCGACGCTCTCTTCCAAGCTCACGTTGAAGAAGAGAAAGAGGAAGCCGAAGAGTTTGACGAACAGACCGACGAATAATGATCTGGCCCCCCGATAACCTCGGGGGGTCACCCAACCGCAACAAAACTGTGGTATTTGGGGTGCTTCTCCTAAAAGGATGAAGAATAATGTCACCAAAAATCACGGACGAAGAATTTTTGCGGTTATGGGAAGAGCACAAATCACCACTTAAAGTAGCAAGAATTGCTGGCATTTCTGAACGCCGCGCGCACACTCGGCGGCGCAATTTAGAAAGCAAATTAAACATCAAACTGGCAATTGGCAAACCGATCCACATCCAAAAAGCTCGCCACGAAGCCGGTCTAACTGATGGCATCGCCATCATTTTCTCTGACGCCCACTTCTGGCCTGGGATCAGGTCAACTGCTTTCAAGGGCCTGTTATGGGCAATAAACGAACTTAAACCGCACGTTGTAATCGCCAACGGCGATATTTTTGACGGAAGTTCGATCAGCAGACACGCCAGAATAAATTGGAGCGCGGTCCCAAACGTGAAGCAGGAACTGGAAGCGTGCCAAGCGGCGCTTAAAGAGATCGAAGACGCTTGCGAGAAGGCGCGCCATCACACACAACTGATCTGGCCGTTGGGTAACCATGACTCGCGCTTTGAGACGCGCTTGTCCGAAGCTGCACCCCAATTTGAAGGGGTCGGCGGCACGGCGCTCAAAGACCATTTCCCAAAATGGCATCCATGTTGGTCTTGCTGGTTATCAGACAACGTAGTGGTCAAACACCGCTACAAGGGCGGCGTTCACGCTACTCACAACAACACCGTAAATTCTGGGGTCACGACTATCACCGGCCATTTACACAGTCTCAAGGTCACGCCGTTTGGTGACTATAATGGCACTCGATGGGGCGTTGACACGGGTACGCTTGCTGAGATTGATGGGCCGCAGTTTATTGATTATCTTGAAGACGGCCCCGTCAACTGGCGTTCAGGGTTCGCGGTCATAACCATGAAAGACAGCAAGCCGCTTTGGCCTGAACTGGTCAGCAAACACGCCGAAGGTATCATTGACTTCCGTGGTCAACTTATTGATGTAAGTAGGTATTAATGGAAATTGTTGAACTTTTTCTTAAGGCTTGGCCAGTACTGCTCGGTCTTGTGACGCTCATCATTGTGCTGTCCAAACTTGACCTGCGTGTTGCGGTTCTTGAGGAAAAGGTCAAGTCTGCGTTTGAGATCATCAACAAGATGAAGGACAAGCAATGAGCGAAAAACTTGAAGCCAAAAGTCAGCTTATTGAAAAGACCGCGTTTGCGGTGCTTCCCATTCTTTTTACCTGTGTGGTCTACCTGATGTCTGCGTTAGACAAACTTACGCATGAGGTCACTGTACTCAACGCCAAGATTAGTCTTGTTGTTACATCTGACAACAAACAAGCCGTGAACTCCGGTGCGGAACTAGCAAGGGAAAAACTGCGGCAAGAGCTTGAGAAAGAGATTCAGCGCAACCGCGACATGATCCATGACAACCAGAAGCACATCAGTATCATCGAAGACAGAATGGCGAGGAAATAATGGCTAACTTTGAGCAAGCCTTTGAACAGATGATCCGCGACGAAGGCGGCTACGTTCTACACACTATTCCCGGTGATACCGGAGGGATGACTTATGCTGGAATTGCACGAAACAAAAACCCCCAGTGGGGCGGATGGAACCTCATCGACCACAAAGAAATCAACAATCCGCTCCTTACTGGAATGGTACGTGGATTCTATAAAGCTGAGTTTTGGGATCGTTTACGAGGGGATGAAATCACGAATCAAGTTGTTGCGGAATCGGTTTTCAACTTCGGCGTAAACACCGGAATGGGCGTCGCGGTTAAGCTCGCGCAGTTGATCGTGGGCGCTACACCAGACGGCGCAGTTGGCGACAAGACCGTGGAAAAGTTCAACAGTGTTGAACCAGAAGCGTTCAGAAAATCTTACGCGCTGGCGAAGATTACGCGCTACGCTGACATCTGCAACAAGAATCGTACCCAGTCTAAATTCTTATTAGGTTGGATTAATCGCACTCTGGCGGGGCTTAAATAATGGACCTGATTGGTATTGGGAGCATCATTGAAGGCGTTGGCAAGGTCGCGGGCGACCTCATTACGACAGACAAGGAACGCGCAGAGATGGCGTTGGAAGAGCGCAAGCTCGACCTTGAAGAGAAGCGCATTGACCAAGCTACAGACCTCGCGCAGGTGGATATCAACAAGATCGAAGCGGCGTCTACTAGCGTATTTGTCTCTGGTTGGCGTCCTGCTGTGGGTTGGGTTGGGGTTGCAGGTCTGGCTTACCAATTTCTTGGCTACCCTTTGATGCAATGGGTTTGGGCGTTCGGGCAGGGCGTGGACCTGATCCCAAAAGGTCTGGCCGCGCCGCCAGACCTTCAGGTTGAGCAGTTGATGACCTTACTCGCCGGTCTTCTCGGCTTCGGCGGTATGAGAAGTTTCGAGAAATCCAAGGGCGTCGCGGCGAAGTAGGTCGCGGTAGGCGTTAATCGCCGCTTTTAAGTCGGCGTTTAGCGCATCAACCTCCGCATTTAGCAAGGTCATACGTTCGGTTGCTTCCTTGGCAAACTGGACAAGGTTCTCGTAGCGCCACGCTGCAAAGTCGGTCATGGTTGTTTAGCCTCTTGAAGTAGTTCAATACGCTCGCGCGATACGCGGAGCACGTTATAGCGTTGGTGTATACGGCGCAGGATGCTGGCGCGAGCCTCAGTCGCTTTCTCGTGGTTCAGCATCTCCAGCACAGTCTTTTCGTCCAGCGTCTTCAGAGCTGCGTTTAAGCCCCGCCAAGTGTGATTCAAGTCGCACCTCTAAGTCTTTAAGGGTTTCAATAACGCGGTTGTAGTTGCGTTGCGCTGCGGCCAGTTCGCGCTGGCGAATTATAAGTTCTTCCCGCGCGGCGATTAGTTTGGCTCGTACTAGCTTCATCGGATCACCTTCTCTAGTAGTGTGCGGGCCAGCGGTTGCTTACCCAACAACCAGCTTTGAACCCTACCCATGTCCCACGTGATGACGCGGAACTGGTTAGGGCGCTGGTAGCCGGTACTAATTTGGGACTTGTCCCAGTCTTTGATGATTTTGCCGTTAACGATCAAAATAAAGCCTCCGGTACGTTAGATATATCCAGCTTGGGTTTGCGCTGGCGTTTGATTCGTTCGACTACGTGAGGGTACGGCGGCATATGCCAAACCCACCGGACGACGTTGCCCTCGTCGTCAAGAATTCCATATCTCATTTCAACGCCTCCATAGCAATGTCAGAAACGGCGCGTTTGTCTTGGAGCGCCGTCCAAATTTTTTCGTCAATCGTCTTCTGAGTTGACATAATGTAGACCCACACGTCGTGGCGTTGGCCGCTACGGTGTAGGCGTCCGACCGTCTGCTCGAACAACTCAAGTGACCACGGCAGCGACACAAAGACCATCTTGCAGCCGCCATGTTGAAGGTTCAGACCGTGACCGGCAGACTTAGGATGGACCGCCAACAGTTCAATCTGACCGGCGTTCCAGCGTTCGATGGCGTTATCATCGTCAAGCGTAACTAGATTGGAGTAGCGGCGGTGCAGTTCTGCAAGTTCTTCCTGGTACTGGTACACCAGAATTGTGTTGGCGTGTTGGTTCTCGGCCAGCAGATCGTCCAACGCCTCAAACTTATGTTTTGAGAACCAGATCGGCGTCTGATGCGTAATGAATTTGCCCTTCACAACTAGGTCAGGCGTCTGATGCGTGTCGTATATGAACCCCGACGCCATCTGTTGCAGCTTGCCCGTCACCACGCCAGCGTTTAGGGCGACGATGTTGTCGAGAACAAACTCTTTTTTAAGTTTGTTGTAGTGATCCATCGGCATCTGACAGTTCACATGGACGATGTGCAGCGGCGGTAACTTGTCGCTGTACTCGCCCGGCTCAAGGACGTAGGTGGCCGGTTTGATACGCTCCATAACGTGTTCCAGACTGCCCACGCGCGGCGTCCATTGGCCGAACTCGGGGTTTATGGCGATGAAGTATTGCTGCAAGAACGCACCCTTGGAGCGCCCGAGTAGCGTCTGGTCGATGATCTTGCATTGCCCGTAAACATCTTCTAAGCCGTTACTGGTGAACGATCCGGTCAAGCCCCACCGGATTTCGATGTGGTGGATTAGTTTGGCGAGCGCCTTGAACCGCGCGCCATATGGGTTTTTGAGCCGCGTCAGTTCGTCAAAAATGATGCAGTCAAAGTCCAGATGCGGCATTGACTGGATGTTGTCGTAGTTCGTCACCACCACCTGCGCGCCGGACTCAAACGCTTTCTGGCGTTGCTTTGGTGTGCCGACCGCGACCGCGACGGTTAGCTCAGGTGCCCACTTTGCGGCCTCGGTCGCCCAGACGCTTTCGGCTACCCGTTTAGGCGCAAGCACTAAGGCGTTACGCTTAATTTTGAGTAACGCCGACAGCGCGGTCAACGTAATTGCCGTCTTGCCAGCCCCCACGGGAGCCAGAATCATCGCGCGGTCTTGGCCGTACAGAAAGTCTGCGGCTACTTCTTGGTAAGGTCTAAGGACCATTGTGCTACCCCTTCTAAGTTCCAGATTACTGTGTAGTTTTGGTTAAGTTGGCGCATAGTCGCGCCGAAGTGTTCCTGTAGTTTGCTGAGTTTGCCCCCCTTGGTTTTAAGTTCCACGAACCACACCGACCCGTCTGGCAGACACGCCACGCGGTCAGCCACGCCCCGAACGCCGGGGCTTGTGAACTTGTACGTCTTACCGCCCATCGTCTCGACGGTCCAGACGAAGTGGCGCTCGATCTTGCTTTCTTTCATGCCACCATCATATCTTGCAAAAAAGTTGTTGACAAGCAGATTGTGGTCGGGCAGAGTAGCGACTCCAACCACTTCACTAAACGGGAATCCAAAGTGAAAATCATCCTAGAGCGCGAAGAGATCAAGAACATCCTCATCACCTACCTTGAGAGCTTGCTGCCCAACGCCAAGTTCAACAAGTGTGACTTCGATTGCAGCGGGTATTCCACGCTGTATAAGGTCACTATTAGCCACGAAGAGGACAACGCAGAATGAACCTCATACATCGTATGGAAGACGACAACGGCGACTTTGAGCCGTTGGAGTTGCACCCCGTGTTCTACATAAAAGATATGATGCTGGTCCCGCATTGGCGCATCAAGAACGAATGGGTCGCCCCCGGCGGCGTCAGCTACACCACGACTGAGTTGCTGGCGATTGGCGCTAAAGTGTCCCTGTCGCTGCTTTGGCAGCGCGGCTGGGTCATGAAAATGCTCGGGCGTCACAACCCTGCGATGCTGTCGCAGGAGTCACTCACCAAACTAATCAAAGGAAAATCAAATGCACTCTGAACTCACACCCCGCGACTACTTCGCTGCTCAAGCAGTAACTTGGTTTCTTACCAAACTAGAAGAAGAAGACATACTTGACGACCCTGTTCTGCTTCGCCAGTTTGCGTCCGAACACGCTTACAAACTAGCAGACGCCATGATGGAAGCGAGGAAAACAAATGCACAGTAATATCGTAGGCGGTAGCACCGCCAAGCGAGTCGTCAACTGCCCAGGCTCGGTCGCGCTAGTGCAGAAGATGCCTCCCAAATTGGGAAGTGACGCCGCCGATCAGGGCACGTTGTGCCACAGCGCGATGGCGATGCTGTTAGAAGATCCTAGCCTAGAGATCAAGAGCGTGCTCGGCATGGTTGAGAACGACCAGACCATGACCGAGGACTTGATTGATGAGAAGATTGTCCCCGCGATGGCGGCGTTGAACGAGATCGACCCAGACGGCAACATGGAGTACAAGGTCGAGTCGCACGTCAACTTCGGCAAACTACTTCCCGGCGTGTTCGGGTCTGCTGACCTGATCGGTCGGATCGACGACCGCGCCGTCGTGCTCGACTGGAAGTTTGGGCGCGGTGAAGTAGATGTTGAAGAGAACGAGCAGTTGCTGTTCTACGCCGCTGCTGCGATGCGGACCAAGGGTCTGGAATGGGCGTTTGAGGGTGTAGAAACGGTCGAGATGGTCATCGTCCAACCACCAGCGGTCAAGCGTTGGACGACCACAATTGCGCGCGTTAAGCAGTTTGAGCGTGATCTAGTCCATGCCGTCACTGCGTCACAGAACGCCGCCGCTCCCCTGCGCGTTGGCGACCATTGCCGCTACTGCCCCGCCAAGCCAATCTGCCCGCAGATGACCGGCGCAGCAGAACGGGCGTTGAAGGTGCAGATCAAGGACCTAGACCCCGCGAAGATCGGCGCGTACTTGGCGACCGCTGATCTGGTTGAGAAGTGGATCGGTGACCTGCGCGATCTGGCGCACCAGATCCTTGAGACCGGCGAGCCAGTGCCGGGTTACAAATTGGTCCCTAAGCGCGCGATGCGCCAATGGGTTGACGAAGACAAGGCTTACGCTGCGCTGACTAAGCTAGGCGTTGACCGTGAAGAATTGGTGGAGACAGCCCTGCTGTCGCCCGCCAAGGTTGAGAAGATCTTGAAAAAGAGTAAACTCAGCCTCCCCGATGACATCGTTGTTTCGGTGTCGTCGGGAACCACCATCGCCCCGGAGAGTGATCCCCGGTCAGCGGTTGTGTTCCTCCCCGAGCAGATGAAAACTGCTCTTCTTAAACTTGGATGAAATGATGTCAAATTTAGTAGCCTTCAATAAAGCTGGTCTCCCCGCTCTCGCAGCAATCGCAACGGCTATCAAGACCGTTGCATCCCCCGCCGCTTCCGCTGGCTCGGTCATCCTGAAAATGGACAAGACCGGCCACTGGGTGTTCGGCGCGGATCAGACTGAAGTTGAGTCTGACTCGAAGTGGGCAGTTAATCCCTTTTCGTTCGTGCACGGCTGGATTGCGTGGGGCGATGGGGTTGTGCTGGGCGAGCGGATGGTTGCGCTGACCGATCCTTTGCCGGACACGGACGACGCGCCTCCCCATGCCGCTCGCGGTTGGGAAAAGCAAGTCGGGTTCTCGCTCAAGTGTTTGACGGGCGAGGACAAGGGCCTTGAGGCGCGCTACACGACGACTTCGGTCGGCGGTAAGCGTTCCTATGAAGCCCTCGCATCTGCGTTTGCAAACCAAGTGTCGGCTGATGAGTCGAAACCTGTGCCGGTTGTGCTGCTCAAGAAAGAGCACTATCAGCACAAGTCCTACGGTCGCATTTACACGCCGATCTTTGAGATCGTTGAGTTCATGTCGATGGACGGACCTGAAGAGGAAGAGGAAGCTCCCGCGCCGACGCGCCGTCGTCGCGCAGGGTAAGTGATCCTTTGGGTTGACTTCGAGACCCGTAGCACCTGCGACCTTCGGGTCGCGGGTGTCTATAACTACGCGCAGGACTTGGAAACCGAAGTCATCTGTATGTCCTACGCTTTCGACGATGGACCTGTTAAAACTTGGACGCCAGATTTAACATTTCCGTCTGATGTGTTAAATCACAAAGGTCAGATAAGAGCGCACAACGCCGCGTTTGAGCGTCTGATCTTCTGGTACGTGCTTCAGATCAACTTTGATCTTGAGCAGTTTTATTGCACCGCAACACAAGCTCGTGCCAACTGCGCGCCGGGGTCGCTTGAGGACGTCGGCCGCTTCGCTGGCGCGGATATGAAGAAAGACCGCCGGGGCGACTACCTCGTGCGGCAGTGTTGCGTCCCGCCCTACAATAAAACTTTAATCCCCGAACTCATCGAATACTGCGAGCAGGACGTGCGCGCTATGCGCGCCGTAAGCATAGCCCTGCGGCAGTTGTCCGACGAGGAATTGCTCGACTACCACGTCAACGAGCGCATAAACGACCGGGGCGTGAAGGTAGACGTTGCGCTATGCCGCGCGGCTATTCGCTACGCTGACGCCGAACTAGCTGAGATACAAAGTATCGTAACTGAGATCACCGGCGGGCTGGCCGTGCGCTCGCCACGTATGCGCGAGTGGGTGCTGGCGCGCGTTACGGATGAGCAGAAGAAGCTCATGTGGGTCGGTGAGAAGTACAGCATCGACAAAGCCGTTCGCGCTAATCTATTAGCGTGTGATGACCTAGACCCAGATGTGCGCGAGGTGGTGCAATGCGCGGATGATCTATGGGCGTCCTCGATTGCGAAGTTCAAACGTCTACAGGAGTTGGCCGATGTCGAAGATGACAGAGTACGAGGCGCATTTGTTTTTGCTGGCGGATCTGCGACGGGGCGAGCCTCTAGTTACGGAGCACAAGTCCATAATTTCACCCGCAAGACCGCCAAAGATCCAGCTAGAGTGCGTGAGGATATGGTCGGGGGAAGAGCAATTGTCCCTCTTCACGGACGAAGAGTTACAGATGTGCTCAAAGGGATGCTCCGACCCGCTCTGATTGGCAACTTCACCGTCGCGGACTGGTCGGCTATCGAGGCGCGCGTCAACCCGTGGCTGTCGGGCATGGGCGACGAGAAGCTCAAGCAGTTCAGCCAGGACATTTACAAGATCAACGCCGCCGCGACCTTCGGGTGCTCGGTCGATCAGGTGACCGACGATCAGCGCCAGATCGGGAAGGTTCAGGAGCTATCGTGCGGCTATGCGGGCGGTGTAGGCGCGTTTGCGGCGATGGGTCGGGCCTATGGTATCCATCTACCGGAGGCCGACGCCAAGCGCATGGTAGACGCTTGGCGGCGGTCTAATCAGTGGGCGGTGCGGTTCTGGTCTGAATTAGAAAGAGCCTATACGTCGGCCATGCACACGCCTAACGCGGAGTTCAGCGCGGGGCGTGTGACTTATTTATTCGACCGCCAACATCTCTGGTACATTCTTCCTTCGGGCAGAGTTTTATGCTACCCGTTCGCTAAACTGGAAGAAGATGGCATTTCATACTGCAAGGCCGCTTGGAAGCCCGCCGCTGACGCTAAGGAGTGGCCGCGCGCTAGATTATGGAAGGGGTTGGCTTGCGAGAACATCACGCAAGCAGTCGCCAATGATGTGCTGCGCCACGCGCTACGCCAGCTAGATAACGTAGTGCTCCACGTACACGATGAGATCGTCCTAGAGGACGGTGACCCGGACGTATTAAAGAACGTCATGTGTACGTCGCCGCCGTGGGCGGTAGGACTGCCCCTAAAGGCAGAAGTTAAGCAAATGTTTCGGTACGGCAAATAGCCGTACAAAAAAAGCCCGCCGGGAAGGGCGGGCTTCAACACAGGAGAAGAGCACATGGAACTGGTGGATCATATCATAGCCCTCGCGCCCGAGGGTGAAGTTGTACTATTCACTAAACAAGTCGAGCGTGAGGGCGGTTACGCCTATCCTGCGTTTCGCAAGCCGCGCGGCGAGGGTGCGTGGTACGTCAACATCGGCTCGTTTATAGAGTCGCGCTTTGACGGTCAAAGAGTGTCAGCCGGAGCCGCGTTCTGTGAGAACGTGTGGTGCTTGGTTCTAGATGACGTCGGTACGAAGTCTAAAACGCCGACGATTAGACCGACGTGGATCATTGAAACGTCGAAGGATAACTTCCAATGGTGCTACGTATTCCGACTAGACGATCAGCCCCACAAATCCGTCTATAGCGCAGCGATCAAGGCGATCGCCGCTGCGGGCTATACGGACCCCGGCGCTATCAATCCGGTCCGCAATATACGCATTCCGGGGTCTATCAATCTAAAGCCCGGACGTAACCGCTTCGCCGCGCGCTTGGTCGAGTTCAACCCATCGCGCGAGTTTAGCCTTGAGGAGATCTGCGGCGCTCTGTCGGTCGTTCCCGGCGCGGTCGAGACCACGACATTTCGTCCCGGTGTCCTAAAGGATGACGGGTCAGATGACGTGCTGGCGTGGCTTGTCGAGCGCAAGGAAGTCACACAAAAGGGCAACTCTGCGGGCTGGTGGGGCGTGATCTGCCCTAACAGCGCGGAACACTCAGACGGCAATCCAGAGGGTCGTTATATGCCCGCTTCGCGGGCGTATTGCTGTCTACATTCGCATTGCACCGAATGGGACTCCGCGCGGTTTCTAGCGTGGGTGGAGCAGGAGGGCGGACCTAAGCGGACCTATGGCCTACGTGATGAGTTGCTCGCGTCGGTTATGGGCGGCGCGTTGTCTAAATTGACGCCTACGGAAATGTTCACAGATGATGCTAAAGCCGTGATCGCGCAAGTTGAGGCGCGCGAGCGGGCGCGGGTCGAACGGGCCGACTGGTTTAAGCGTTTCGCATATGTGCAGTCGGATGACGCCTATTTCGACCTAGTGGACCGTGTGCTTATATCGCGGCGCGCGTTCGACGCGACCTATCGCGGGATCATGTGCCATTCGATGCACAATAACGGCGGGAAGGCGCGGATCATCAACCCGTCCCTATGGTTTGACGAGAACCGAACGGCCGCGGGCGGGCATATCCTCGCGGGCTTGACCTATGCTGCGGGCGAGTCGGTTCTGGCCGTGCGGGATAACCTACCCTATGCGAACCGTTGGGTTGACGCGCGGCCAACGCCTATGGCGGGGCCGATTCAGGCGTGGATCGACCATTGCCGCAAGTTGGTCCCGGTACAGTCAGAGCTTGACCATATATGGGACGTTATGGCTTATAAGGTGCAAAACCCGCGCGTTAAGATCAACCATGCGATCCTTCATGCGTCGGATGAAGGATCGGGTAAAGATACGATGTACGACCCGTTTATATGGGCGGTTTGCGGAGACAATAAACACAATCTGGGTTTGGTTGACAATGAGTCGCTCACGTCCCAATGGGGCTATCAATTAGAGTCTGAGATTCTAGTTATCAACGAGTTAAAGGAAGCCCTCGCAGCGGATCGCCGGGTTCTGGCCAATAAACTTAAACCTATCATCGCAGCGCCGCCCGAGGTGCTGGCCGTGAATCGAAAGGGACTTCACCCCTATATGATGGCAAACCGGGGTTTCGTGCTGGCGTTTTCGAATGACTTACTGCCTATATCGATCAGCGCGCAGGATCGCCGTTGGTTCTGCATATGGTCGCACGTCGGGCGCATGAGCGATTCGGATGGGGCCGCAATCTGGCAGTGGCTCCGCACTGGCGGGCGCGCGGCCGTGGCGGCTTGGTTGCACGCGCGCGACGTGTCACGGTTCAATCCCGGCGCCGCTCCACCTATGACCGAGTTTAAGCAAACTATGACCGAGAACTCGCTGTCGGGTGCGGAGTCTTACATTCTGGAACTCATGCGCGCGCGTAAAGGTGTTTTCACGCGCGGCGTGATCGCGGCACCATTGCAAGCTGTACTTGACGATTTAGCGCGATCCGCTCCGGCCGGGTTGAAACTGTACCAACAGGCCCTACTACAAGCGATTAAGGAAGCGGGGTGGATCGACTGCGGGCGCGTTGCGGCCCGTGGGCTTGAATCGAAGCGTCACGTTTATTGCGCGCCCGATCTAGCGGCCGCGGGCGCGTCTACGCTGCGTCGGATGGTCGAGCCCGACTATCAACCCACGTAAAAAACCCGCCTTTCGGCGGGTTATAGATCTAGGATGATCACTAGGATGGCGGCGAATATGGCCGCGATCACTAACGACACAGCGCCGCGATTATAGCGTCGGATAGGATGACGCTGCAGACGATAACCCAACCGATCAGCGCGCCTGTTGCAAGGGTTTCAAGTTTCATTTTTTCACCCATGCGAGCGAACCGTCAGGCAAACCGCCCGCGATATGATCGAACCGCCAATCAAACTTGTCGCAAAATGCGACGGCCGCGATCCGATGCGCGCCCGTGGTGTCCGACCCATACTCATACGGAACCGTTACGCTACCGGCGGCCGCGATCGCCTTTATACGCGCGCCGCGATGGTTGGTCGGTCCGATAAATTTTGTGATGATTGCCTGCATAGTGTTTCCCCTTAAAATGTTTCGAGTGTCCAGGCGGGCGCAACGTAGCCGGTCAAACCCTCAGGATCACGATAAGGCATCAGGCATCCAAAAAAGTCGGGTTCCTGGAGCGTAACGGCCGCGCATGACGTGCCGTTATGCCAAACCTTAGGCGCCCATGTTTTCCCAAATAGCTTGTTAGCGGCCGCAAATTTTGCGAGTACGGCCGGGTTTATCTGAGCGACTTCACCCGAACACTTTTGCGGAATAACGCGCGGAATATCGGGAAACTTGCCGTCGACGGCCGCCCATCCAATTGTCGCTCCGCCGATCACGCTGATCGTACCCTTCAACCCGTCGTCAGTTTCAATGACGGCCGCGTCGAGTTTATTTTTCGCTGGCTTAAGCATTTTGATGACGTCGAACGGTAGCAGAATCGTCACCTTGTCGCTGACTTCATTTTCAGCGCGCAGTGTGCGATGGATTCCCAAGCAATGGCCGTCCGTCGCGGTTAGGATCGTGCGATCCTTGTCAGCTTCCACGCGGACCGTGTTCAGGTAATAGCGAATATCTTGATCAGCGCTGAATTGTGAAATTGCGCGCAGCGCTGAGAGTTTGACGTTGATTTTCATTGAGTGCACCTTAGGTTAGTGTGATCGGACAAAACGTCCGCTCATGCGCGCATGGTAGCGCGCGCATGAGCTGAAATTTTAGGCCGCTACAGTTTCACGCTCGCGCCGTGAATCCTCATAGAGTCGACACAATTTCGCAATTTCATCCAAGTCAGCGTGAACATTGTCGCTGTACCCGTCGCAACATTCGCTCCACACTCCGTCGACGTCATCGTGCATTAGCTGGATGCAAGCGTGAAGTTTCCACGCTTTCCCGACGCCAGCCAACGAGTGGAGCATTTTCCGATAGGCTGCGTGCGCTGGATACTTAGCTAAAAAGTCGCGTTGATGCTCGACCGCTTTTTGATAAACGTCGACGATATCCGCGCCAGGTTTAACTTTACCGGCCATCTTCCATCCGAACCCGTGGTTTTTCATAACCGTCCCGTCCGAACGGTAAGACTTGACGTAGTCAACGTAAACCAAGCGCCCAATTTCAGTTCCGTGTTTCGATAGCGTTGCCATTGTGTGTTCTCCTAGGTTGTTAGCGTCGCGTTCTGCGTCGCCATGTGAGTACTGTACGCGCGCGCATCACACTTGTCAATAACTTTTTGACTAGGGGAAACCCTAATTTGAGAGTGTGGACACTTTGTGAGCGTTTTGTGAGCCAAAAAACGAGGGCAAGTGTCCACACAAAACGGCGTAACGGCGCGGGTTTGCGGGGTGTGCCCGGATGTTAACTAGTCTACTTTTGAAAAAAGTTGAGTTTTATATATAGGGGAATTTTGCCGTGCGACGGCCACGAAAATCCCCCGCGTTTTTTCCCGCACCGATTTTTTAGCATGGCAAACAGCGGGAAACGCTCACACACTAAAAAATAGAACGATTTTTGTGAGCCGTTAACATCCGGGCACATTACTACAATTTGTAACGGTTTTTTAGGGCGCTCACATCCGGGCACGCGCACGCGCACGCGCTCACATCCGGGCACGCGCTCACATCCGGGCACGCGCACGCGCACGCGCGACGGCCCCGATGCCCTGATGCCCTGATGCCCGACGGCCCCAGGCCGCACCGACCATTGTGGACATGGCAAACATCCGGGTACACGAGGGGGGCCGGGTAGGGCCTTGGCCCGACCGGTCACGTCCACGCACCCCCCACAAACATTTTTTAAAATTTTTTTGTTACAATCGGATCATGTTCAAATCTTTGCCACTAACTGTCAGAAATGTTCAGGCAACAGAGGCGCGTCTTCAGTCCATCTACGACGCGGCGAAGTTAGGTCTGAAAGGTGACTCGCTGGCGCTGGCTGCTGGTATGCTGCCCGCTGAGTATCGGCAACTGTGTCAGCTAGATCCGTTAGCGGAAATGGCTGAACAAAAAGGCCGTGCGGATAACGAACGTGAGATCTCGCAGGTTCTTAATAGCGCGGCGTTAGGTGGCGACGCCAAGGCTGCGTTAGAGATCCTGCGTCACCGGCACGAGTGGACGGCCAAACAGGAAGTCAGCGTTGATGTGTATCAGCGGATCAGCATCACACAGGCGCTAGAAGCCGCGCAAACCAGAGTGCTAGAGAATGCAAAAAACGATCTATACATCAGCCGAAGAGCAGACGTTGATGACGCGGTTGTGGTCACCCGCAATAGCGAACGATCCTGAAGCGTTTGTACTGTTCGCGTTTCCGTGGGGCCAGCCCAACACACCGTTAGCTAAGTTCAGCGGGCCGCGCAAATGGCAGCGCGAGATACTGCGTGACATTACCAAGCACATCAAAGTCAACGAAGGTAAGGTCAACATGGACACGCTGCGCGAGGCGGTGTCCAGCGGACGGGGTATCGGTAAATCGGCGTTAGTTAGTTGGCTGATTCTGTGGATGCTGTCCACTCGGATCGGCTCGACGGTTATTGTCAGCGCCAACAGCGAGGCGCAGTTAAGGTCGGTTACCTGGGGCGAACTGACCAAGTGGCAAGCGATGATCATCAACTCCCATTGGTGGGAGATTAGTGCGACTAAGATCGTACCGGCACAGTGGTTGACCGAACTGGTCGAGCGGGATCTTAAGAAGGGCACGCGCTACTGGGCAGCGGAAGGCAAACTCTGGTCAGAAGAGAATCCCGACGCCTACGCCGGGGTACACAACCACGACGGAATGATGTTGATCTTTGACGAGGCCAGCGGTATTGCCGACGCAATCTGGTCAGTCGGGGCGGGCTTCTTTACAGAGAACATTCTGGACCGCTACTGGTTCGCGTTTAGCAACCCTCGGCGCAACAGCGGGTACTTCTTTGAGACGTTTAATAGTAAGCGTGATTTCTGGCAAACGCGCCAGATAGATGCGCGCACGGTCGAGGGGACGGACAAGCAGGTCTACGAGCAGATCATCGCGGAGTACGGCGAGGATTCGATCCAAGCGCGCGTGGAGGTGTACGGTGACTTCCCAAGCGCGGGTGAGGATCAGTTCATCTCACCGATGATCGTCGAGGACGCATTCAAGCGACCCAAGTACAAAGACGAAACCGCGCCTATAGTAATAGGGGTCGATCCGGCAAGGGGTGGACTAGACTCGACGGTCATTGTCGTCAGACGCGGGCGTGACATCGTAGCAATCAAGCGGTACAAGGGCGAAGATACGATGTCGATTGTCGGTCGTGTCATTGACGCGATTGACGAATACAAACCGACGTTGACTGTAATAGACGAAGGCGGTTTAGGTTACGGAATACTTGACAGATTAACCGAGCAACGGTATAAGGTGCGAGGGGTAAACTTTGGTTGGAAAGCCAAGAATCCCGTAATGTGGGGCAATAAGCGGGCTGAGATGTGGGGCGCGATGCGCGAGTGGTTAAAGACTGCCAGCATCCCGCAGGACAAGATGCTCAAGGATGATTTGGTTGGGCCGATGAAAAAGCCCAACTCAGCGGGTACGATCTTTCTGGAAGGCAAGAAAGAAATGAAGTCTAGAGGATTGGCATCACCTGATGCGGCTGATGCGTTGGCGGTGACCTTTGCATATCCTGTAGCGCACCGTGAGTACGTTGAACGGCCCCGTACTATTACGATGAATCGTGACGCAATCGCCGGATCTTGGATGGGTGCATAATGCTCAAAAAGTCTGCTTCCCCTAAAGCGTTCAAAGAAAACATCAAGACTGAAGTTAAAGCTGGCAAGCCGGTCAAACAAGCAGTTGCAATTGCATACGCAACCAAACGCGCGGCGGCAAAGAAATGAAGAAGGGCTTATACGCCAATATTCACGCGAAGCAGGAACGTATTAAAGCCGGTTCTGGCGAGAAGATGCGTAAACCCGGAACTGCCGGAGCGCCAACGGCTAAAGACTTTAAAGAGTCTGCAAAGACGGCGAAGAAAAAGTGAGCGATTACACTGGTATTAACGCTGTTGGCAACGTCGCACTGGGTGGCAAACCACTCAAAAGCGACTCGGATGTGCTGTCAACAGCACGGGATCGCCTGTCAATGGCAATCTCGGCGTATTCGGAGAGTCGAGAGGATGAGCTAGACGACCTGCGGTTCTACGCGGGTAGCCCTGATAACCAGTGGCAGTGGCCCGCCGATGTGCTGGCGACCCGTGGTGCGGTGCAGGGGCAGACGATCAATGCGCGGCCATGCTTGACGATTAATAAACTTCCGCAGCACGTTCACCAGATCACTAACGATCAGCGCCAGAACCGGCCTAGCGTTAAGGTCATCCCAGTAGATGACAACGCAGATGTTGAGGTTGCCGAGATTTTTAACGGCATGATTCGGCATATCGAGTACATCTCGGATGCAGATGTGGCCTACGACACGGCCTGTGAAAACCAAGTCGCCTACGGAGAGGGTTATATTCGGATTCTGACCGAGTATTGCGACGACAATACGTTTGACCAAGATATTAAGATCGCTCGGGTACGCAATAGCTTCTCGGTCTACATGGACCCGCTGATTCAGGACCCGTGCGGCAGTGATGCCGAGTGGTGTTTTATTACGGAAGACTTGTCTAAAGCCGAATACGCACGGTTGTTTCCTAACGCATCGCCACTCTCTACGCTTGAGACGTTGGGTGTAGGGGATCAGAACCTGAGCCAGTGGCTAAATACCGATACGATACGAATTGCTGAGTATTTTTATTGCGAATACGACACGCAGACGTTGAATTTGTACCCCGGCAATGTGACTGCGTTCCAAGGAACGCCGGAAGACAAAGAGTTGCGGGCGGTTTACGGCAAACCGAAGAAGTCGCGCCAAGCGGATCGCAAGAAGATCAAGTGGTGCAAGATCAACGGCTACGAAATCCTTGAAGAGCAAGATTGGGCTGGTAGTTGCATCCCCGTTGTGCGGATTATTGGCAACGAGTACGAAGTTGAAGGCCGCATTTACATCAGTGGGCTGGTGCGTAACGCAAAAGATGCCCAACGGATGTACAACTATTGGACTAGCCAAGAGGCAGAGATGCTTGCGCTGGCTCCAAAGGCCCCGTTTATCGGTTATGGCGGTCAGTTTGAGGGCTATGAGTCCCAGTGGAAGACCGCAAACACAAATAACTGGCCTTATTTGGAGGTCAATCCAGACGTAACGGACGGTCAGGGCGCAATATTGCCGCTGCCCCAACGTGCGCAGCCGCCAATGGCGTCATCTGGGTTGTTGCAAGCTAAAGTTGGTGCATCGGAAGACATTAAGTCTGCGACGGGGCAGTACAACGCCTCGCTAGGCATGACATCTAACGAGCGTTCTGGCAGGGCTATTTTGGCCCGCCAGCGTGAGGGTGATGTTGGCACTTACCACTACCAAGACAACTTGGCGCGTGGTGTGCGGCACATTGGTCGGCAATGTGTTGATTTAATTCCGAAAATTTACGACACGCAGCGCATCGCTAGAATCATCGGGATTGATGGCGAGACGAAGATGGTCAAGATTGACCCGACTCAGGCCGAGCCAGTGCGTAAGATCCAGAACCAAGATGGCATTGTGATCGACAAGATTTACAACCCGTCGGTTGGCAAGTACGACGTGGTGGTTGCGACGGGGCCGGGTTATGCCACCAAGCGCCAAGAGGCACTTGAGGCAATGGCGCAGCTACTGCAAGGTAATCCACAACTTTGGACCGTGGCGGGCGACTTGTTTGTTAAGAACATGGACTGGCCTGGGGCGCAGGAAATGGCAAAGCGGTTTGCCAAAACGATTGATCCCAAGCTCATGGGCGATGCCGAGGACAATCCAGCTTTGCAAGCCGCGCAGCAGCAAATGCAAGCAATGGCGGCAGAGTTGGATCAATTGCACAATATGCTGCAAAATGTCGGCAAGTCGATGGAAGCGCAGGACATGGAGCGCAAGGACTTTGAGGCGCAGATTAAGGCGTATCAGGCTGAGACGCAGCGTATTAGTGCTGTTCAGGCGGGTATGTCCGAAGAGCAGATTCAAGACATTGCAATGGGCGTGGTCGCTGCCGCTATGGAATCGCAAAGTATGCTGATGCCTGAAATGCGCCAAGAACCTGCACCAATGGAAATGATGCCTTCTGAAGGGATGATGCAATGAAGTGCGCGGATTTTGTAGGCTTGCTATTTCTTGCTAGGGATGTAGCGCATAGCGTACATCTAAATACCCGCAGCTACAGCAAGCACAAGGCGCTCGGTCATTTTTATGAGCTAATTGTTGAAGCGGCAGATGATTTTGCCGAAGCGTATCAAGGTCGGCACGGGTTGATCGGACCTATTACGTTGATGACTGCCAAGAAAACGACTAACATTGTTGAGTTTTTGGAAGAGCAGTTGAAAGAAATTGAGGCTTGTCGGTACGAAATTGTTGACAAGACGGATATGTCTTTGCAGCAATTGATTGATAACATTATAGAAATTTATCTGCGTGCCTTGTATAGATTGAGGTTCTTGGCATGACCTTAACTGTCAATCATTCAACGCCAGCAGACGGTTCGTTTAGCGCCACGGGTGCGACTGCATGGAATGCAGCGCATACGCTCTCTGGCACGATTGATGTTGCAAATGGTGGCACTGGTGCTACCACATTAACTGGTGTTTTGAAGGGTAACGGCACTAGCGCGTTTAGTGCTGCTACGGCAGGGACGGACTACCAGGCTCCAATTACGCTGACTACTACCGGAACGTCTGGCGCTGCTACATTTATTAGCAACGTGCTAAACATTCCGCAATACACGGGTGGTGGCGGGTCGGGAACGGTTACGAGCGTTGGCGGCACTGGTACAGTAAACGGCATTACGCTGACCGGAACAGTTACCACTTCAGGTAATCTAACGCTTGGCGGTACGCTGGCTAACGTCAGTCTTGCCACGCAAGTAACCGGAAATTTGCCGGTCACCAATCTTAATAGCGGAACGTCTGCATCTGGCACTACGTTTTGGAGGGGCGACGGGACCTGGGCAACTCCTTCTGGTGGTGGTGGTGGAAGCCCAAACCTTGACGGTGGAACGCCAACAAGTAACTATGGCGGGATTACCGCAATTGACGGAGGGACGCCATAATGGCTGTTCAGATTCAGCTTAGAAATGGTACTGCGGCGCAGTGGACTTCAGCCAACCCTACGCTTGCTGTGGGCGAGTTGGGCGTTGAAACGGATACGGGCAAGTTTAAGGTTGGAACTGGGTCAACGGTTTGGAATAGCTTGGCTTATGCGGCAACGGGGACGGTTACTTCTGTAGCGCAGTCGTTTACGGGCGGTATTGTTTCGGTCGCTGGTTCTCCGGTTTCCACTTCTGGAACGCTGGCCCTGACGGTTGCTGGAACGAGCGGCGGTGTCCCGTACTTCTCAAGCGGTACGACATGGGCCTCCTCGGCTGCGTTGGCGGCTAATGCCCTAGTCATTGGCGGTGGTGCTGGCGCGGCTCCGGCAACAACCACGACCGGGACCGGGGTGCTTACGTTCTTGGGTACGCCGTCAAGCGCGAACTTGCTTTCGGCAATGACCGATGAGACAGGCACTGGTGTGTTGGTGTTTAACAATGCCCCCGCGCTAACGAACCCAACGGTTACAAACTACGTTGAGACGCTGTACACAGCTAATACCAGCACAGCAATCACAGTGGATTTGGCGAACGGCACGGTGCAGAACCTGACGTTGACGGGTAATGCCACAATTACTATGCCCACGGCAGTAGCGGGTAAATCGTTTATTATTATCTTGTCCCAAGACGCTACAGGAAGCCGGACGGTTACTTGGTCTACTGTGTCTTGGCCCTCTGCTACAGCGCCAACAGTCACCAGCACCGCGAGTAAACGGGATATTTTCTCGTTCTTCTCTAACGGCACTAGCTGGTTCGGAACAACACTCGGCCAAAACTACACATAATGTTTGCTGCATCTAAATCAGGTCGGGCGGTTTCTGCCGCCACTACGGATTCGTTTTTTCCGTATGTTCCGTTGCTGTTGGAGACAACTAGCACCAACGGGCAGCAGAACAATACGTTTTTGGACTCCAGTACCAATAACTACACCATTACGCGCAACGGCACCCCGACGCAGGGTTCTGTGACTCCGTATTGGCCGGCGGGACAATGGAGCAATTTTTTTTCGAGCAGTTATTTAAGTGTTGCTGATAGCTCTAGCCTGAGATTCGGATCTGCAAATTTTACAATTGAGGCATGGATTTACAGGACTGCATCTGGTGCTACTCATACAATTGCTTGCAAAGGGTCATCTACTGGGCCAACCGGATGGGTTTTTCAAATTAGTTCTGGTGACAAACTTGTTTTTATTGACACTTCAACAAGTATTACTGGAACTACAAGTCTTGCGGCAAATACTTGGTATTATGTAGCTGTTGTTCGTGCTGGAACTGGTTCAAATCAAACAACTTTATATGTCAATGGAGTGTCCGACGGAACCGGAACGTCAGCCACCACGTTTAGCCAAACTGACGCAATGCGAATTGGCACAGATAGAAGCGCAGCAAACGGATTTTCTGGTTACGTTTCAAATTTAAGATTGTCAAACACTAATTTGACAATTTCATCAACGCCAACAACACCGTTGACAGCTTTAGGAAGCACAATTTTTTTGTCTTGCGGATACAACCGTTTTGTTGACGGCTCCACTCTTTCAAGCGCAATTACAGTTGGAACGGGGACCCCTCAAGTCCAAGCATTCCAGCCGTTCTCACCGGCTGCTTCGTACACCGCTGCCTCTTATGGGGGTAGTGGGTATTTTAATGGCAGTACGGATTACTTAAATAACTCGTCAGCGACGGGAATAAACGTCGGATCTTCAGATTTTACTGTTGAAGCGTGGGTTTATTTAAACTCAAACTCCAATTATTCCGGGGTTTTTAGTTCCTTTGGTACAGCGAGTGGAAATTTTGGAATTTTTTTGGGTTTTTTAAATACTGGAGTCTTGACTGCGTCTGTTGGTAACGCAAGTGGTAGTCCGGCGGCTGTTGACGTTTCATCCAGCAGCGCAGTAACTACAAACACATGGAACCATGTGGCTTTTGTAAGAAATGGGACTTCCCATAAGTTATATTTGAATGGCGTAAACGTCGGAACAACAACTGCCACTTCAGCTATTGTTGGCTCAACAACTTTTGTGGTAGGGCGTTATTACTATAACGTCAGCAATTACTATTTAAACGGTTATATATCAAACGTAAGGCTTGTTAGCAGCGCGGTTTATACCGCCAATTTCACCCCGCCAACAACGCCATTGACAGCAATTTCGGGGACTCAGCTCCTGACCAACTTTACCAACGCCGGGATCTACGACGCTGCGGTGCAGAATGAGGTAATTACTGCAGGGAACGCGCAGGCTAGCACCGCTCAATACAAGTGGGCTCCTACTAGCGTAAGTTTTGACGGGACTGGGGATTACTTATATCAACCCGATTCTTTAGGATTAAGACTTGGAACAGGTGACTATACAATTGAATTTTGGGCATATCCAACTGGATCGTTTGCTAGTACCCCTGTTTTTTTAGAAATTGGTAGAGCATCAGCAACATCGGCGGTTGGATTACAAATTGATATAAACCCATCCGGGAATATTGTTGTGTATGGCGGCGTTGCAACTGGAACCCTTTTAATTACTTCTGCATCAACAATATCTGCAAGCAATTGGTATTATATTGCGTTAGTTAGGTCTAGCGCAGGAACAAAATTGTATATTAACGGTTCTCAATCTGGATCAACCGCAACAGACACCACAAATTACAGTAGTGCAAATTTATGGGTTGGAGCTAACGCGGGGGGGGCGGCTGCGTTTTATACAGGATACCTGCAAGACCTTCGAGTTACCAAAGCCGCTCGCACCATCACGACGCCAACAGCAGCATTCCCAACGAGGTAATCATGCAACTCGCTAATCAAGATCTAATCATCAAAGACCACACAGAGTGGTTTCCCAATACATCGTTTGGCGACCGCGGTCCATCGTTGGAATGGATTGCCGAGGCTGGTTACTATGTCATATCTGTCTGGAAGCCATATGATCACGCAACTGAAAAGCTGGTTTCTGCCGCTCCGCATCTTTATGACGGAATGTGCTGCTTGGTTGACGTTGAGCCGCTGACCGCTGACGAACTTAAAGCACGAATTGACACTCAATGGGCCGTGATCCGCAATCAACGCAACCAAATGCTCAAGGACACGGACTGGACGCAATTGGAAGACTCCCCCGTTGACAAAGCAAAATGGGCGGCGTACCGGCAAGAGCTTCGTGATATAACTACGCAAGATGATCCGTTTGACATCACCTGGCCAAAATGAACTTTTTTGGTGGCTCGTTTTTTAGCGGGAGCTTTTTTGAGACTGTAGCCGGTACTTTTTTTGGCGGGCAGTTCTTTAGCGGCGGCTTTTTTCAGACGGCCTACAACACTTACTTTAGCGGGCCGTTTTTCAGCGGCGGGTTTTTTGATTCTGTGGTGGTCGGTGCAGACCAATTGTTGATTAAACTTCGGTCATTCACCGAAAGAAGGAGATTTTGATGGCTATTAACCTTAAAGCAATTACCTCGGTAATGGGCTATCAGCAGATCACAAGTCTGAGTTCTGCTACCAAATTGACCGTACCACCCCGCGATATAAGCGGATTGATTGGGTCCCCTCGGATTGCTATCATTACGCCCGAAACGCAAGCCGTGCGCTGGCGTGACGATGGCGTAGCTCCAACCGCAAGCGTCGGGATGCCGTTGGCCGCTGGTGTTACGCTACAGTATGACGGTGATCTGTCGCAGATTCAGTTTATTGAGCAAACTGCCAGCGCCAAGTTGAACATCACTTACTATTCTTGAGGCCGAAATGCAAGTCTCTAACGACACAACCTCAGTTGACCCAATTGAGTATATTACCAAGCAGTTGTCCAAGGACTTGGTGCAGTTGCTACAAGTGCGTGACGAGTTGGCTGTTCGCCAAGGTGCTTTGTCTGCGGCAAAAGATGCCATGACTGACCGCGAACGGGCCAAACAAGAATTAGACGCAGCCAACGCAGAAGCAAATGCCTTACGGGCTGACGCAAAGACTGACCGTGATGCGGCTAGGCTAGAGTTGTACAACGCTAAAGCCAAAGTGAAAGATACCACTGCACAAGCTAACACCGCGCTGGCAAATGCGGTAGACCGTGAAACTGCGGTGGAACTGCGCGAAAAAGCGGTGGCTGATCGTGAGGCTTCTCAGACTGTGGCCCAGGCTGAAATTGATAGCCAACAGGCTGCACTGAAATCCCAGACTGCCGCCTTGGACGCTCGTATCAAAGCGTTCCAAGATAAAGTTGCTGCACTTACTGCGTAGGACAAATTATGCCCGCTGTGTCTCTTTCAATTTTTGGTGGTGTTGGGGCGCAGTTTTTTGACAACAACGGCGTCCCGCTATCCGGTGGCAAGATTTACACCTACGAGGCGGGCACAACAACGCCATTAGCCACGTACACCTTATCGTCTGGCAGCACCGCGCACACCAACCCAATTATTCTTAATTCTGCTGGGCGTGTGCCTAGTGGCGGCGAGATTTGGGTTCAGTTGAGGTTGTACAAATTTACGCTTGAAACCAGCACAGGCGTTTTGATTGCTACATACGACAATGTGGGTAGCAGTTTTAATGCTACCGCAATCATCGCCAACTTTACCGGCGATGGTTCCACCGTTGCGTTTACATTGGCAAACTCGCCAGCAAGTGAAAACGCAACCAACGTGTACATCAACGGCGTGTATCAACAAAAGAACACGTACAGCGTTGCTGGCGCTGTGCTCACGTTTTCAGAAGCACCTCCAGTTACTTCGTCAATTGAAGTTAACTACGTATAAGGAACAATCATGGCCGATACTAAAATTTCCGCATTGCCAGCGTCAACTACGCCGCTTGCTGGCACTGAGGTGTTGCCGATTGTTCAGTCTAGCGTTACGGTTAAAGTTTCTGTTGATAATTTAACAGTAAAAAATATTCGGTCAAATGCAACCAATGGTATTTTGCAAATTGCGGGGCCCGCGGCTGCGGCAACCCGCGTAATGACAACACCAGACGCAAATTTTACGGTAGCTCGCATTGATGCAGCTCAGTCGTTTACGGGCAATCAAACATTAAGCACCGGCAATTTAATTATTGGCACATCCGGTCAGGGCATTGACTTTTCTGCTACACCCGGCACAGGCACAAGCGAGTTGTTGGCTGACTATGAAGAAGGTACTTGGACACCCAGCCTTAGCACAACGGGAACATCTTTAACTTCGGTGACTTATGACCCTCAAGTTGGAGGCCGATACGTCCGCGTTGGAAATGTGGTTCATGTGCAAGGTTATTTAAGAACCGATGCTGTGACTGTTGGTGCTGCAACAGGGCTTGTAATTATATCCGGGTTGCCTTTTACATCTGCGGCCAACACAGGAACAACAGCTAACGGTCAATCTGCGGCAACACTTGCAGCAAGCGAAACGTGGGCTACAAATAACCCATCGAATGGGCGTGTAAGTTCTAATTCAACTTCCATTCTTTTGTATTATCGCGTTACGGCAAACGGAGATTCATCTGCTTTACCAGTATCAGCAATAGCAACCGGCGCTGACTCAAACATTGCCAATTTTACCGCAACGTATGTTTGCGCTTAAGGAGTCAGAATGAGCTTAACTAAAGTTTCTTATTCAATGATTCAGGGCGCTGTTGTCAACGTCTTGGATTATGGCGCTGACCCTACTGGAGTTGCATCTTCTCAATCCGCATTTGTTGCGGCATTAGCAACTAATAAATCAGTTTACATCCCCGCCGGCACTTACCTTGTTACAGGATCATTGGTGTTGCCAGAAGGCAAAGCAATGTTTGGTGATGGGCCAACTTTGTCAAACATTCAATGCAATACTTCTGCTTTTAGTGGTGTTTGTTTGACTGTTAACGGGCGCTGTGAGATCAATAATTTTTCTATAATAGCAACTAGCCCTCCAGCAACATATACTGCTACAGCCATTTATTTTGCAAATTCTGGTGGGCCTTATTTATTTACAGGACATAGTTCTGCAACAAACGTAAGAACTTCTAAATTTAATGTTGGGTTTAAAGTCAACAACTTTTTTGATTTGTTCTTTGAGCGATGCGAAGCATACGACAACAATCGTGGATGGGAATTAACACCACAATACAGCGCATCATTTGATAGCGGTTATTACACAACCATCACTCTGTTGAAGTGTTACAGCGCGTTCAACACGCTGGAAGGCTTCTACGCATTGTCCACAATCAACGGTCGCGTGTTGCATTTCATTGACACAATAATTGAATTCAACTGCGTCAACAACAGCACGGCGACTGCCGAGATTGCTATTACACGTTGCTTTGAAGTGGCGTTCAGCAGTTGCTACACAGAAAGCAGTGTCAGCACAACAAAACCTTGGTTGCTGTTGAACGATGTATCAAATTGCTCAATTGATGACCATTGGGCGATAAACACACAAGGCGTCAACATCGGCAATGACACTTCTCAATTGACGATAAAAAACAGCGTCATTGGAAAACTGGTCGGCGCTGCATCTGGTGCGGGGAATCAGAACATTTATGCCGTTGGCTCAAGCATTGGTACAACGACAATTGGCAGCACAGTCACGCAGCGGTACATCTCGACCACCGTTGATGGCGGTTACCGTAAAGATTTGTTAATAAACAATCAAATTCGATTGGTTGACAACACCACCAACACATCGACGCTCAATTCTTTTCAGTTGTTCACCAAAACTGTTACAGCCACAATTGGGGCTGGGGCTACTGGCGCTTTGATCACAGACGAGTACATTCCCAATGTTTGGTCTGGTGACACCATTGCAACTGCCAGCATTACAAACTTGTACAGGCCAGGATTGCTTTTGCAAGTAACACCTGCAACAACAGGAAGCAAAGAATATTTCACCGTACTAGCCGTAAACACGACTGGTTCGTCAATCACGATCACAAGTGCGGAACTGAAAGTCGCGTTTTTCCGTGGCTCCGGCATGGCAATTTAAAAGGAAACGATCATGGCTCTCAAAAAAACAATCCAATCAAATTTTGAAATTGAAATTCCAAACGCCTACCACCGTGTCGGGCGCATCCAGATCATCAACAAGTCAGAGATGGCTTTCACCGTTGGCGCGTTTGCCAACAATACATCTAATGTTGCGGTGCAAGCCAAATCATATGATTGCGAATACAACTTGGCTGGTGAAAACGCCCTTGCACAAGCATATCAACACTTAAAAACCCTGCCAGAATTTTCTGACGCAACTGATTGTTAAACCACAACCCAAGTGGATTCTTGGGCCAGACTAGGAAAGCATCATGCTTGAAAAAATTGAAATTGTTGACCGCATTGAGGTATTAGAAAACGGATGTGTGCAAGTTCGCACCAAGATCGCCATTAAAGAAAATGGCGTTGAAATCAGCAGCAAGTTTCACCGCCACGTTGTTGCCCCAGGCGACGACTACAACAACGAAGACACTCGCGTACAAAATGTCTGCGCGGCCATGCATACTGCCGAAGTGGTTGAAGCATATAGGCTTGCACAACTTAATTAAATGTCTAATAATACTGTACCGGCCCAGCAGACCGGGGAATCTTAGGATTCAAAATGTCGGAAGAAGTAGCGATTGAAGCGGAAGTAGCGCCCGCGCCGGAACTGGAAGCCACGGCGGCCCCGGAACCTGTAGTAGATACGCCGGAAGTTGCGCCCAAGACATTCTCGCAAGAGGAACTTGATGCAGCAATTCAAAAACGTCTCGCAAGAGAACAGCGAAAGTGGGAGCGTGAGCGTCAAGCACCGCCGCCCGTTGCCGTTGATGTTCCACCTGTAGATCAGTTTGATTCGGTTGATGCTTACGCAGAAGCCAAAGCAATCCAGCTAATCGCACAACGGGACCAGCAGCGCCAACAGACGGAGATTCTTGAGGCATATCACGAGCGTGAAGAAGAGGCTCGGACCAAGTACGATGACTTTGAACAGGTCGCGTACAACCCAAGTCTTAAAATCACGACCGTGATGGCGCAAGCGATTCAAGCCTCTGATGCTGGCCCTGATGTAGCTTATTACCTCGGGTCCAATCCAAAAGAGACAGATCGCATTTCCCGTCTTAGCCCGATTTTGCAAGCAAAGGAGATTGGACGCATTGAGGCTAAAATAGCCAACGATGTTCCGGTTAAACGTACTACGTCCGCGCCCGCGCCGATTAGTCCGGTAACTGCCAGAACTTCAGGCAATCCGAGTTATGACACGACGGACCCAAGGTCCACCAAAACGATGTCTGCCTCGGAATGGATTGAAGCAGAACGGCTGCGCCAGACTAAGAAATGGCAAGCTCAGAATCGCTAACTTTTAAGGAATTACCATGTCAAATAGCATTCTTACGATTGACATGATCACCAGGAAGGCCCTGGAGATCTTGGAAAACAATCTGGTTCTTACCCGTAACGTCAACCGCCAGTACGACGATTCGTTCGCCGTTGAAGGCGCTAAAATCGGTTCGACCCTGCGTATTCGTCTGCCCGATCGCGCTCTGGTGACGGACGGTGCCGCCCTGCAAGTTCAGGACGACAACGAGCAGTTCACCACCCTGACCGTGGCTTCGCAGAAGCATATCGGCGTGAACTTTACGTCTGCCGAGCTGACAATGCAGTTGGATGACTTCGCAGAGCGCGTTCTCAAGCCGCGTATCTCGCAGTTGGCTTCTAGCATTGACGCTGACGTTGCCAATGCTTACAAAGCAATTGGTAACACAGTCGGCTCCCCAGGCACGACCCCAGGCACATCGCTGGTTCTGTTGCAAGCGCAGCAGAAGCTGAACGAGAACGCCGCTGTGATGTCACCACGTTATGCAACGGTTAACCCCGCTGCCAACGCTGGTCTGGTCGAAGGCATGAAAGGTCTGTTTAACCCAACGGATACCATCAGCAAGCAGTTCAAGAACGGCATGATGGGGACTGGTGTTCTTGGGTTTGATGAGATCAATATGTCTCAGTCAATCAAACAGCACACCACGGGTAACTTCCCTGTTTCTCCAATTGTTTCCGCAAGCGCCACGTTTGCCGAAGGTCAATCAACCCTCGCCATTACGTTCACCAGCGGAACCAAAACGGTTAAGCAAGGCGACGTGTTTACGATTGCTAACGTGTACGCAGTCAACCCACAGACCCGTGAGTCAACTGGTTCGCTTCAACAGTTCGTTGTGACCGCTGACAACAGCGTTACCTCCGGCACTGCAATGACCTTGGCAATTTCTCCGGCGCTTTACACGTCGGCAAATGCTTTGGCTACCATTGATGCGTTCCCGGCAACTAGCGCGGTCATTACGTTTGTTGGCACTGCTTCAACCCAGTACCCACAGAACTTGGTCTACCACAAGGACGCAATCACGTTTGCTACGGCTGACTTGTTGCTGCCGCAGGGTGTTGATATGGCTGCTCGCGCAGTGCATAACGGTATTTCGTTGCGTGTCGTGCGCCAGTACGACATCAACAACGACCGTCTGCCTTGCCGTATTGACGTTCTGTATGGTTTCAGCACGATTCGTCCACAGATGGCCTGCCGCGTCTGGGGTTGAACTTTTTAATTTAAGGAAATAATCATGGCTCTTCCCAATGGCGCAGGTGGGTATCAAATCGGTGATGGCAACATCGGCGAAGCCCAACTCATCGTTCAAGGCGCACCGACTGCGATTACCGCAACCACCGCAACCCTAACGGGTGCTCAACTGGCTAACGGTCTGATCACCAGCAACACCTCGGCTGACACCGTGGTTACGCTGCCAACCGTTGCTGATCTGGAAGCTGCAATTAGCAGCGCCGCCAAGGTCAATGCTGCATTTGACTTTGCAGTAGCAGTTGATGACACCGCGTATCAGCTTACGTTGTCTACCGCTACCGGCTGGACATTGCTTGGCAACATGGTGGTTTTGGAAAACACCGGGGCTTTGTTCCGTGCTCGCAAAACGGGTGACGGTTCTTGGACTTTGTACCGCATCGCGGGCTAAATCTAGGGGGAGGGTCACAAGCCCTCCCCTTTTTTAAGGAATCATTATGCCTAATACGCAAGCAATTGGGGTCGCATATTCCGACCCAGAATTTACGACTTGTTACGCAAGTCAGGAACTTGGGTACGCAACGGGCGCTCAAGGTACTGTGACGCAAGCAACGGATAAGTCAACAGCGGTAACGCTGAACAAGTCTGCTGGTCGCATTACAATGAACAACGCAGCTTTGGCTGGATCTACTGCGGTTTCGTTTACGTTAAACAACAGCACTATTTCCACCAATGACGTAATTACTGTGTGTATTTCTAGTGTTACCACTGGTAGTACCGCTGGGGCGTACACCTCTTACGTTTCTAATATGTCTGCTGGTTCTGCTTCAATTACGTTGCGTAATTTGAGCGCGACTTCATACTCTGAAGCAATTATCATTAACTTCTGCATCATCCACGGCGCAAGCTAACAGGCGGGGCTTCGGCCCCTCCTCTTGAGGTTTACGATGGCAACATATTCCGCTGGCGATCAGATCAACCGCGCCCTGCGTCTGTTGGGTGTTCTGGCAGAAGGTGAAACGCCATCGGCATCAGTGTCGCAAGATGCGCTGATGGCAATGAATCAGATGATTGACAGTTGGAACACCGAGCGGTTGTCGGTGTTCTCAACCATAGACCAAATTGTTAATTGGCCTGTTGGAGCCATTAACGCCACGCTCGGCCCGTCAGGGTCTTTGGTTCGTCTAAACGGTACTGCCGTTCGTCCCATTCTAATTGACGACGCGACGTATTTTCGTGACCCGCAGACGAATGTGTCTTACGGGATCAAACTGATCAACCAACAGCAATATGATGGCATTGCGGTTAAGACCGTAACGTCTACCTACCCGCAGGTCATGTTTGTAAACATGACCTACCCAGATATTGACATTTATATCTACCCCAAACCAACGCGCCTGTTGGAATTTCACTTCATCAGCGTTGAGGAGTTGACGCAACCGGCAACGCTATCAACCACGCTGGCTTTCCCCCCAGGCTATTTGCGGGCGTTCACCTACAATCTGGCGATGGAGATTGCGCCTGAGTTTGGCATTGAACCATCGCCGCAAGTGCAGCGTATTGCCATGACCAGCAAACGCAATCTGAAGCGCATCAACAACCCTGACGATGTGATGTCGATGCCGTATTCGCTGATTGCGACGCGGCAGCGGTTCAACGTCTACGCTGGTAACTATTAATGAAAAGTCCCATTCTGGGATCGGCGTATGTTGCTCGGTCGGTCAACGCCGCCGACAACAGAATGGTGAACTTGTTCCCAGAAATTGTGCCGGAAGCAGGTAAAGAACCAGCATTCCTAAACAGAGCGCCAGGACTCAAGTTCTTGGCAACAATTGGCATTGGGCCAATCAGGGGCCTGTGGGCGTTCTCGTCCAGCGACAGCACAGCCTTTGTAGTGTCTGGTACAGAGTTGTACAAGATCACCACCGCGTATGCGCCCACGCTGTTGGGCACGGTGGCTGGCACTGGTCCTGTCAGTTTGGCTGATAACGGTACTCAGTTGTTTATTGCGGCTAACGGTCCTAGCTACATCTACAACAACACGACCAACGCCTTTGGGCAGATCACCGATCCAGACTTCCCCGGCGCTGTAACCGTCTGTTATCTGGACGGTTATTTTGTGTTCAACGAGCCAAACAGCCAGAAGTTGTGGGTGACTGCTCTGCTAGACGGTACGTCTATTGACCCACTTGAGTTTGCCAGCACTGAAGGCTCGCCAGATGGATTGATTGCGGTAGCCGCGAACTTCCGCGAAGTCTGGGCGTTTGGCACTAACTCGATTGAAGTCTGGTACGACTCTGGCGCGACGGACTTTCCGCTGCAACGAATTCAAGGCGCGTTCAATGAGTTAGGTTGCGCTGCACCATATTCTGTTGCCAAGATGGACAACGGAATGTTTTGGCTTGGGCGTGACCGTCGCGGTCAGGGTATGGTCTACCGCGCTAACGGATACACCGGCCAGCGGATCTCAACCCATGCAATTGAATGGCAGATCCAGCAGTACAGCGACATTTCTGACGCAATTGCCTATACGTACCAGCAAGACGGTCATTCTTTCTACGTTTTGATATTCCCAAGCGGCAACGCTACGTGGGTGTACGACGCGGCGACGCAAGCGTGGCATGAGCGGGCTGGTTGGGTAAACGGTGACTTTACCCGCCATCGCAGTAACTGTCAGATGTCGTTTAATAATCAGATTGTTGTTGGCGACTATGCCAACGGCAACATTTACGCTTTTGACTTAGATGTGTACGCTGACAACGGCAGCATCCAGAAGTGGTTGCGCTCATGGCGGGCGCTGCCAACTGGTCAGAATAACCTAAAGCGTACAGCGCACCATAGCCTACAACTTGATTGCGAGTCTGGCGTTGGGTTGAACGGGTTTGTTTTAAACGAAGACATTTACCTACAAACGGAAGATGGCGATTATTTGATTACTGAGAGCGGTGATTATTTGATTGCAGAACAGCAAGCAATCGCTACGCAGGGTGCCGATCCAAAAGTTATGCTGCGCTGGTCAGATGACGCAGGCCACACTTGGTCAAATGAACACTGGTCGCCAGTTGGCAAGATTGGCGCTTATTACCATCGGGTGTTCTGGCGGCGCTTGGGTATGACTTTGAAGCTGCGTGATCGGGTTTACGAAATTTCGGGGACCGATCCGGTCAAGACGGTGATCATGGGCGCAGAGTTGATCTTGAGCGGCACAAATGCCTAACGTGACGCCGATCACCCCGCCGCGTGTACCGCTAGTTGATCCGCGCACGGGGTATATTGATCGAGCTTGGTATCTGTTCTTCCTATCGCTCAACAACGCAGCGATCGCGTTTATTGATGACTCTGGGCTTACATTTAGCGCCGAGTCAACGATTGCTTCTGTTGATGCGGAACTGCAAACGCTGGCGCAATTTGTGGAAACGCTGCCGCCTGTTGTTGCTTTACCGGCCCCAGACGTATTGACGGATTGCTGCTCGGGCTTGGTGTCGCAGATTGCCGAGATGCAAAAGCAGATTGACTCGCTGGCGTTGCTGCCCGCACAAGTAACCGCTATGCTTTCGCAATTGGCTGATGTGAGCGCAATGAACCCGTCTAACGGTGACAAGCTGATCTACAACGGCACCACCGGCAAATGGGAGCAAGACTCTCGCAGCTACCTCATGCTTGAATAAAGGATCTTCACATGGCTGTTTCAGTAAAAGTCTTAGTTCCGGCAAAGTTTGCTGAGAACACGCAAACAACCCAGTACACCGCGACTGGTCTTACCGCAATCATTGACAAATTTACAGCGACCAACATCAGCGGTTCGGCTGCTACAATTTCCGTCAACTTGGTCACAGTAGCTGGTTCTGCCGGAAACACCAACTTGATTACTAAGACCAAGACACTTGCCGCGTCTGAGGTTTACACGTTCCCAGAGTTGGTCGGGCAAGTTCTAGGGGTTGGCGACTTTATCAGTACAATTGCAGGTACGGCCAGCGCGATCAATATCCGGGTTTCTGGGCGGGAAGTGACTTGATGGAACTGGTTTGTGAAAAACAATTTGACCTTACGGCGATTGCGCCGGACAAGGTCTTGGCGTTGCAAAACGAATTGTTTAAGATGCCGCAAGCCGACATTGTGACTGAGCACGTATTTTTACCCGGTGTTTACGAGCGAAAAATTACTATACCGCCTTGGACTGTGTTGACCGGGGCAGAACACAAAGTAGCGTATCGAGTTCGGCTAGAAAAAGG